GCGGGACGCCGGCCTAGTGCTAGCGTCCCGCCCCCTTTGGCCTATAGAGGGTGTTGGTATTTTAGAAGTCACAACTTGATTTCCCGGTGATCTAGTTCTTAAGGGATTGGGCCGGTCCAGACTGGTCAGGGACAGGCACCTGTAGAACCGGTACCAGTGGATCCAGGACAGCCCGTACGGCTTCACGAATATGTCACCGGTAATTTCCCCCACCCGGCAATAGTTCTGCTCGTACAGGCGGTCCTGGAGCCACAAATGATTTTGAGAAGTGAGCTTAGTGAAAATCGTAAGCTCTTCCTCTACTACGCCAGAGGGTAATACCAGTTTTGAACTACATCAGCCTACTACTTCACAACTACAACCGAATCTTGATCCTCCCACAATGGTCTAAAATGAAGTGATTGATATCCCTCATCTAAGCTCCTCTCAATCTACTGCCGAGGGTAATTCAAGATCGGGAAGTTAAACTCAATCTACCCAGGCTGGTATTATATGCAGTGATTGGAGTATACCTTGACAAGATGTTACAAAGAGGCCATAATGTGCGTGAGGTGAACTAAACCTCCACTTCACAATCAAATATCACACATCTGGAACCACCCACAACGGTTCCATAGGGAAGAGATTACAAGAGCATTCACTTCCCTACCAACTTCCGGCTCAGCCCGGTGGGAAATACCAGTTTACCTGGTGATCTTTATGAAGCGAATGGGAGATCCAAGAGAATGATCAGCATAGGTATGCAGCAACTATCACATCTGCACGCCGAAGATTACACTCTTTGGGACCCATATCTTCATGGTTTATGTGGCCCGTGCTACTTCCGTGAAGGCTTCCGTGAAGAGCTCCCCTCGCGCGTGACCATTAGAGAGAGGTCAGGGCTGTTCGGGGCACCAGCCATCAATCCTCAGCTGATCCAACATATTGAGTTGAGTTTTGGGCTGATTCCACCAGATCCAGGGGAATCACTCAAACGCTGGCGCAGACGCCGCGATCGCCTTTCTGAACGCCCCGCCCCGAAGGTCTTCCCATTTGGTTCAGCCCTGTGGAACCTCATGAACTATCAACCCCCACTTGCTAGGGTCTTAGTTAAGTTCTGCCAGGGCAAAGATGAAGTCACCATAGCGGATGAGATGGACTTATCTCTATTCAACGTTCATGAACGAATGGTGAAGGCAGTTCGCACTGGACAGAGGTTCTTAAACAATGGGATTACAGAAGGATAGATCCTTCCGTCGGCGGGGAGCGACCAAACTCGCCAAGATGGAAGCTGGGGCAACTAGCAGCAACGGCCAGAAGCACGACATCTCCGTTATCGACGGTGATAGTGGCATGGTCAGGCGCAGAGCTCCAGTAGTTCAAGAGGGCTTGAGAATTCTTAAGATCAAGGATGAAGTCGAGCTCGTTGATTCTAACATCAAGAAGCGACTTCGGTATGCTGCGATGCATGCCCATCGTGAGCTTGCTGCAGCGGTACTTGCTGTCGGCGGCACTCGGAAGATGGCTTCGAGGAAAGCCGGGGTAAGCGTCCGGCAGATCCAGAAGTACTGGGAAGATCCAGACTTCCGTGAGCGCATCCAAGAACTCCAAGAGCTTTTGGGTAATCGCGTCCGCGGTAAAGTCATGAAGGAGATTAACCGCCGCACGGCTCCTGCGATGATCAAGAAGATGGAGCTTCTCGATCTACTCCGTGTAGGTGACCGGTTCGGGCTAGGGCGTGGTAAGGCTAGTGCTATCAGTACCGAAGTTAACATCCACAACTACGAATCCATCTTTAACTCGGTCTTCCTTGCTGACCCCGAGCAGGAAAGCGAAGATTTTCCGGCTTTCGAACCTACGAGTCTTGCCCTATCAGGCGGAGATTCACCGGTCGACGGCTAGATTTCGTATTCTTGACGGTGGGAGGCGGATTGGCAAGTCAGTTATCGGCGGACGAGAAGCCTACGCCCAGATGGTGGTTCCGGGGTCGTTCGTATGGATCGTCGGACCTACTATGGACCTTGCTGAGAAAGAGTTTAGAGTTGCCTGGCGGCAGATCGTCGATAAAGCTCGTATCCCCGTCCGCCGCAAGAGCGAACGAGAACTATTTATCCAGTGTGAGAATGGTTCGTTCCTCGAGTGCCGGTCTGAGGAGAATCCCGACCAGCTCATCGGAGAAGGGCTCGACCTCGTAGTTCTGGCGGAAGCGGCCCGGTTGAAGCTCCGAACCTACGACCAGTACATCAGACCGGCTATCGCCGACCGCAAGGGTAAGATTCTCGCCACCTCGACGCCCCGCGGGTTTAACTACTTCTACGACTTCTATGAGCGCGGCCAGAGCGCTGAATTCTCGGACTGGCAATCGTGGATGATCCCATCATCTATGAATCCTATCCTGGGGCATGAAGAAATTGAGAATGCCAAAGCTACGACGTCTCCTGAAGCTTTTGCACAGGAATGGGAAGCGAAGTTCATCGCGTACGGTGGTCTTGTCTTCCCAGAGTTTGACTACGACACCCACGTCAGCGCAGTTACGTTCTCCCACGATATACGGACTTCGCTATGGATCGACCCCGGCAACACAGCCCCATACGCCGTCCTGCTTGTCCAAATCACACCTGACGAACAGGTGCACGTGCTGGATGAGATATACAGAACAGGGCTAACCTCTGACCGGATTATCGATGTGGCTGTTACCAAGTGGGCAGATTACCTTCTCGATGACTTCGGGAACCCACGACCTGAGTTAGATGTGGTTATCGACCAGGCGGCAGCTGAAGCCGCTGCAACCTGGCGACTCAGAGGTTTCAATGCTCATGGGGTAAAACCCAAGATTGAGCAGGGCATCGAAGTCTATCACATGTTCCTAAGGGATCCAATGAGGTCGATTGAGCCCACCTTCTGGGAAGGCAAGATGACCTCACCGGGCTCTGTGGTCCCAAGAATTCAGTTCAACCCACTCTGTAAGAATACCATCAAAGAACACGGCCAGTATCACTACCCAGACGAAACCAGAAAACGGGTCGAAACTAACCCGTCCGGTAGACCAGTTGATGTTGATAACCACTCAATGGATGCGATCCGGTACGGTTTGCGCAATACGTTCCCAACCCTATTCAATGAAGCACCAGAACAGCTGACTGTTGAATATGCTTCATTCGAAGAGATGGGGATTGACCTATCTGGTGTAATGTTCGAGGATGACCTCGATGAAGCAGGTTTGGGCCTCTTATAGGGGATGGCATCTGATCATCGTTCCTAACTGGCACGGTGATCAAACGACTTACTTCATAGTTGCACCTGGTCCTGATCCCCGGTTCCTCTGGGGTGAGCGAGAAACTCACGACTTAGCTCTGATTGCAGCTCGTAAAGTAATCATACACGAGGCTCGTAATGAATCGAGTTCAAGAAGCGATCGCTAATGTTCTTGGCATTAGTGACGCTTTTCAGGAACAAATAGAATCGAAGACATCTGAATGGGAAGACAGAGAACAAGTTCGCTCTCAAGAGATTATTGAGCTTGGTCGTGCTTATGAGCAAGTGGCCTCTGATAACCGTCTATTCGCTCGTACGATTGAAGATCTCGACTATCTGAATCTGTACGACCTTGGGGCAGTCAGGGAAGTTCTACCGAACGCAAATACCCCAGCGACCTTGAAGAGGCTTCGACGGCTTCGGCATGATAACCCAATCGCAAAGCAGGGTATTCGTCTGATCGTTAGGTTCACTCTTGGGCAGGGTATCGGGTGGATTACCAAAAACCAAGAGATTCACGATGTTCTGACAGAGTTTTGGGAGGATGTCGAGAATAAGATTCTCCTCACTAGCCATGATGCTCTGAAAGAACTTGTAGATGAGACCGCAACAGATGGTGAGAAGTTCTTTGCTTGCTTCGAAGCACCACGCGTGGCACCTTATCTTAAACTTGCCGAGGTCCCGCTTGAGGAGATCAAGGACACCGTTTATCACCCACAGAACAGAAAAATCCCAATCTTCTACAAGCGCAGATACCGACCCCTCAAATACAGCGGTAAAGATGAGCGGTACGAGCCAGAAGACAACGTAAAAGATAAGACGCTCTATTACCGCGATTACCGAGTCACCGACGAGATGCTCGCTGAGATTGGTAGTGTTATCAGAATCCCAGAGAGTAAGATTGCCAAGGGTGAAGACGGTAAGCCCATTAAGTTAATGCACCTCTATATCAACCCAATCTGGACCAAGAATGGACGACGCGGAGTTTCGGAACTATATGCCTCTCGTGAGTGGTTCAGAATCTTCAAAGAGTTCATGGGTGATAGGGCTGGTATCAACCGCGCCGCTATGTCAATTGCTTACAAGCGGAAGGTGAAGGGTGGGCCAGCAGCAGTTGCTAAGCTTTCTGGTACAATCGGCGGCCTCCCTGTGGGATCGAACGATGAAATTGGCGATACTGAGTTTAGGCAACTAACCCGGCCCGTTACCGGCGGTATCTACGACCAGAACGAGGCTGTTGACCTCGAATGGATGAAGACAGATACTGGAGCTGCTAACGCCAAGGAAGATGCAAGAATGCTTCTTATGGTGGGTGGGGCTGGTATCGGAACTAATATCCACTACTTTGGTGAAGGTGGAGATGCCAACCTCGCTACTGCTCAAGCGATGGAACTGCCGATGGTCAAGAACTATGAAGACTGGCAGACCTGGCTCAAGAATGTCAATATGTCAATCTTCTCTTACGTACTTACTTTGGCATTCGGAGATAACATCCCCTTCGAAAGCGACACGCTTGAGGCAGTTGATGGGGCTAACGGACTCAAACTACTGGCTGGTAATGGAAATAACCCAGCTAGAGTAGAGATCGGTCGGCCGGCACAGCCTCAAAAACCCACTGTTGAAGATGTTGTAAGTTGGAACTTCCCACCGATCATTACAAAGGATGTCGTGAAGTACATGACGGCCTGGGCACAGCTTACACAGCAGGTCGCTCCCGGCAATACGATCGTTCATCTCGAAGCTATCAAGGGCGCTCTTACAGTTCTTGGAGTCAACAACGTAGATCAACTGATTGACGCCATCAGAGCAGAAGAGGAACAGCTGGCAGCCCAGCGAGAACAACAGCGTCAACTAATGGTGGATAACCTAACTAACCCAGATAGCGGTCCAGCGCCAGATGTGAAGGCTAATGGGAATGGACAAGGGATTCCAGGATTTGTGAAGGCTGGGGTTGGTGGTGATGCTGAAACTAAGAGATTGGCAAAGGGCAAACCGCCGATCGCACGAGTGGGTAGAGTGGCGGCAGATAAGAGGCCAGGTAGGAACTAATGCCACCGATTAAGGGATACAGGATCAAGGGCAAGAAGGTAGTGCCCAAGAAGTCGAAGCCATTCACTGGCAAAGGACGCAAGAAGTAATGTCACTATTCAGCGGTCCACTATCTATCGAGGTCGAAGGAGAGGTTTATCTCACTCCCTTATCTCCTTCCTTCGGCCTAGTGGACCGCTCATTCATCACCCGAGTCTTTCGGGAACGCTCACGAACGCTTGCCGGCAAACTCTCTCAAGCTATCCATGATTTGCAAAACGGGAGCTTTGGCCAGCAAGCGTTCGTAAGACAAACAATGAGAGCTCTACAACAAGCCTACTACTCAGTCTTCTCGCTTGGAGCTCTATCAGTCGACCAGTTCCATGTTCTAACTATTGAGGATATCAAGGTACTGGACAGTGAGCTATTTGGAGAACGCAAATTCTTACGAAGCTTTGCACGGGACCTCTCCAGAGGAACACTTGATCTGGCTCCAGAGTTTAGAGCTCGACTATACTTCTCGGCCCTCCGAGGGGTTTTTGAGCTCGGTCGTACCTCTGCTCTTCCCAGCGGGCCTTATGACTGGATTCTTGGTGACGCTGATCACTGCGAGCCTTGTATTCAAGCTTCTCTAGGCGGTCCATACAAGAAAGATAGTTTATCTCTATTGAGCCTCCCTGTGGTTCCGGGAATCCCAGGAAGTGGAGATGTTTGTAGTGGATTAACGAGGTGCGGATGTACTCTTAGATTGAAAGGATATCCAGTTAACGAAACTCTACAGCTGCAACTTCGTGATACGCTAGAAGCTATAAGGTTGGAGATTTAACCGTGAACGATGAGCTTGAACCACAGGACGACGAGGCCGAGGAGCCCGCTGATGACAATTCTGACGAAGCCGGAACTGACGACGAGTAATCATCTCTTCGATTTTCTGGAGGAATCTGGGTACTCGGAACGGGATGTACTAGCTTTCAATCCAATGACTGGAAGAATTGCTACCAGGAATGGTGGGCTATACCAGATTACTGAAACCGGTAAGACCCTCCACTTTTCTGGCCCATCCCCAGATCCAACAGACCGCATGTAGGAGAAACAAATGGCAGAAGATGAGAAGGCAGAGGATACTGCTGCAGTTGTGACCGAGGAGGCAGAAGAGACTGCCGAAGCCCCGAAGGTTGAGAAGTCAGCTAAGTTCGGGCTCAAGGATGCCGCTAAGGCACTGGGTATGAAGCGTGCCGATATCCTGGGATTCAATGAGCACACTCTGGTTGTTGTGACCAGTGCTGGTGGAAAGTACCAGTTTGGTAAGAATGGCAAGTCACTTCGTCATCTGGCTGGCCCTAAGCCGAAGACTGATCTGAAGGTTGAAGCTTTCGACGCACGATTGCGTTCCGTTTTTGCTGGGACAGCAGCTGAGATTAACGCTGCAGTTCACGAGGATAATCAGACCAGTCTTCTAGCGAAGAAGGCAGCACTAGAAGCACAGCTCGCTGAGGTGGATGAGAAGTTGGAGGCATAGATGGAGCCACTCAATATCCACGAAATCTTCCGTGTTACAGAAGCTGACTTCGGAGAAGACGGGCAGAATGACTGGATTACCATCATTCGAGAAGGTGAGTCTGCCAATGGGAGAAACTACTCTAAGTCAGCTCTGCAGCAAGCGGTACTAGATCGGCGCTACGAAGGCCAGCGAATGTTCGTTGACCATTCGGACGGTCCGCCTATCAAGCGGTCTATCAAGGAGTTGGTTTCAGGTATTACTGAAACTAAGTACGATACTTCTAATCCAGATGGAAAAGCTAGAATCCGGGGCCGCGTGAAGTGGTTCAACACTGAATTCATGAGGTTCGCATCTCTAGCCAAGGAACACATCGGGGTCTCTCACGATGCTCGTCTAGCTGGAACCAGAAGTAGAGTCAATGGGAAAGTTAAGGAGGATATTGCTGATATCGTCAAGGTCCACTCAGTCGATTGGGTAGTTTACCCGTCTGCTGGGGGTGGGATCGAACAATTCTATGCTACAGAGGGAATCGAACCCATGGAAGCTATTGATTGGGATTCGGTAACTCTTGAAATGGTCGAAGAGAATGCTCCTGATCTTGCAACGAAGTTCAAGGAGAAGTACTCTGTTCGTACCAAGGAGGCACAGGAGCCGCCAGAGGAACCGAGTGAAGGTGATCCAGAGAGCGCTAAGCCTCTCACCGCTAAGGATGTTGAAAGCATCGTAACTCGTGCTTTTGAGTCCATGAGTCAGAAACGGGGAGCACAGACTGAAGTCAAGGAAAAGATTGTTGCCCTTGTTCAGCGTACTCCACTCCCCGACCGCACCAAGAATCGTATCGTGGCACAGTTCGATGGTGCTGAAGAGTTTAATGAGGAACGAGTCAAGGAAGCTATTGAAGATGCGAAGCAAGAGCTGAAGGATGCAGGTGCTGGTCCTAAGGTTACTGGAATGGGTCCATCTCGTCAATCTGGCGGGAATGGGAAGTCGCAACCGCTTGGTCGTGCGCACGAAGCAGTGTCAGCTGCCTTCTCTATGAAGCCTGATGCTAAAGTCACTGCGGGTGTAAACAAGGGTGCGAAGAACGAGGAGGCAGACTAGATGGCACAAAATGAAGTAATCCGAGGACACAGCCGCGGTCGACTTCGAATCCTCTGTGCTGTAGCTCACACCGCAGGCGACTATGCCTACGAGAAGGGTTGGTACGGTTGGGTTCAGGACAGTGTGGCCGCAGGCAAATGGGGCGTTTTCATTCTCGATAACGTCGTCGAGCTTAAGAACGTAGTTCCTGGGCCGCCTGTGATGAGTGGTACTAAGCTTTATGCTCCGGCAACAGCTATCGCAACTACTCTACCGCTGATGTCCGGTCCTACTACTGGCTGGAACCCGGTCGGTCGTGTTATTGCTACTTCTGTTGCTACTGGAGTGGCCCGAGTGCGGCAGTTCGCGGATCAAGACTACTAGGATTAGAAGGAGAGGTAAATGGGACTGTCGACAGCTCATCCGATGGGCCTGGCACCTGCAAAGCGTATTCGACTTTACGATGCGTATATCGAAGCGCGAGAAGCAGTTGAAAACGGGGATTTCGAGGCAGATAGCCAGGAAGCGCTATCAACCTCCGACTTCCCGACCTATATGGGGTACTTCCTCCGTCACCGATTCCTTGAGAAGTTCGAGGAAATCCAGGGAGTTTGGCCTCAGTACACTCGTGATATTCCAGTTGAGGACTTCGACACCTACACTTGGAGCACTTGGGGTCGCTTCCCGGATATTCCGGAGCGAAGTCCCAACGGTCCATACGAGCAGCTCGCCGTTAAGGAACTGCCCGGTGGGAACTTGGTTATTCGTGAGTTCGGCGCCGGATTCGCCGTTACTCGCCGTCTAGTCATCTCGGACCGCCTCAACCAGATCTCTCAGCTTCCGGACGACTTCGCTGACGCCCTCGCGCGTACCATGTCTAAGGAAGCCGCGATTAACCAGTTCCAAGCCAACCCAGTGATGTGGGATGGGAACGCTCTGTTCTCCTCTGCTCACGGGAATCTTGGTTCTACCGCTCTGACTGCGAATGAGACTGGTGCCAATACTCTGATCACTGCAGAGACGGCACTTGAAAACCAGACTGATGATGAGGGTTACCCAATCATCGTTCCTGGTTCTACTCGTACTCTGATCATCCCGACTGAGTACCGCTGGATCGTCCAGGTTCTGAACAACCACGAGCAGGTTCCTAATGCTGGTGCGACCTTCAACGTTCCGAACCTTGTCCGTGGTCGTTACACCGTTCTTGAAGAGCCTTACTTCACGGACGCTAACAACTGGTATCTTGGGATTGACTTCAAGGGCCGTCTTGGGTTCTTGGGCCACATCACTCTGAACGGCAATACCACTCCATTCCTCGGAGTTAAGGATCCTGGAGTCCGTGCCGTTCTCGGTGGCGATGATCCATACTCATTCGAGTTCGATGAGGTCGAGTACAAGATTCGTCACGACTTCGCGTTCGTTCCCGTGGAATGGCGCGGAATTTTCGGAGCTATCGTAACGTAACTTCGCTGAATGGTTCGACCACAGCTACAAAGGAATAGGTGGCGGCATGATTTCTCTAGGTATGATTGTAAGAAACTGTGAAGCAACTTTAGAGAAGTGCCTTGAATCCGTGGCTCCCTACGTAGACGAGATCGTGATCGGTCTCGGTGGGGAGTCCACGGATCGCACTGAAGAGATTGCTAGGAAATTCACAGATAACGTCTTCCAGATAGAGTGGCACGATAATTTCTCGGAGGCAAGGAATCTAGTACTCTCTAAGATCACAGGTGACTATTACCTGTGGTTAGATGGTGACGATGAACTTATTGGTGGTGAAAGTCTAAGGGCTCTAACTACCAAGTACCCACAAGTAGATGCTTTTTACTGGGGTTACGATTATTCTCGCGATGAGAATGGTTCTAATAACTGTTACCTGGTTCGTGAGCGGCTCATTAAGCTTACAAGTGATTGGAAGTGGATTGGTGCAGTTCATGAGGTAATGGTTGGGCCAGCTGATCACCTGAAGATGCTTTCTAATGAGTTAGTTGTTAAGCATCATCCTCAGAATAGGGATCCAGAGAGAAACTTGCAGATCCTGTATTCTCAGCTTCGAGAGTCAGAACCTAACCCTGACCCTAGGATTCTAGTGTATCTCGGTACTGAGAATGCTAGTCGCGGTAACTTTAAAGAAGCAATCCTTCATCTTCACAGGTTCATTAGACTCACAGGGTGGGATGAAGAGAAGTATCAGGCACAACATAGAACAGCAGATATCTACCGGGCTATGGGTCAGTTTGATCTGGCCAGACAGGCTGACTTTGAAGCTATCTCGATTCGGCCTGAGTGGGCTGACGCATACCTTGGTTTAGCTGAAACTGCCTATCATCAGCAGAATTTCAGAGAAACTATTGAGTGGACAAAGGCTGCTTCCACAAAGGTTACACCTAACACATTCTTAGTGATTAATCCTCGTGACTATGATTTTCTCCCGCTTGTGATCCTTGGACTGGCTTATGCTCAGATCAGGGATTACGAGATGGCTGTTGAGAATTTCAAGAAGGCCATTGCAGTTACTCCAGATCCGAAGGTCATCTTTAACTTGAAGGCTATCGAAGATGAACTCGATGGGCACAAGTTAGTTGATGCATTTAATCTTGTATGGCAACATCTATCCGAGAATGACGAGTGGTTGAAAGCTAGGAGACTATTCGACTCAGTTCCAAAACTGATTGAGAAGACTCCACCAATCCAGAAGAATCGAGCTTTCACATTACGTTCTACTGCTCATGTGGATGACCCAGCCTTGATGGTTGAAGATTATCGATCTAACCCTTACTGGGCTCCAATGGCAGATGAGGCTATTCTAGACCCGGGTTGGTTGAACTATCCGAGAATGGCTTTTGCTCTAGATGTCGTCAAACAACAGAATGCAAAGAATGTTCTTGACTTCGGGTGTTCTGACGGATTTATCACACTACCGCTCGCACGAGAGCTGCCCGATGTACAGGTTTCTGGGATTGACCTTGATCCGCGCTGTGTAGCCCTCGCGAACGAGAGAGTCGTTAAGTGGGGATTACAACATACCGATTTCCAGGTGGGAGATGCCACAGAGTATCGAACACTGGTAGACCAGTTTTATGATGTTGGGATTGCTTTCGAGATTATTGAACATGTAGTTGATCCAAATAAGTTCCTTGATAACTTAGAGAGATCAGCTAGACACATTGCTCTAACGACACCACATCTTGCTTGGCAGTCTCCAGCTCCGAACTGGGACCAAGAAGGATTCAAGGGTCATCTTAGGATTTTTGATCTACTGGATATTGAAGCACTACTTAGTCCTAGAGGTCAGATTTACAATCTTTACCAACAGCGACATGGTGGTGTATCGAGCTGGATCTTCGCAGACTACAAGCCTGGTGAGAAGTCAATCGGACATGTCACAATCCTAGCACCCGGTACTCCCGAGGCTTGGTCACCACTTACCTTCCGAAAGGATGGGCTAGGTGGATCTGAAACTGCAGTTATCAAACTTAGCGAAGCAATCGCCAAGTCTGGATACCAGGTTAGCGTATTTAGCCGAATGTCTGATGAAGGTTACTTCAACCGTGTTAGGTATAGAGAACAAGAAAGGTATATGCCTGACATTAGATCTGACCTTTTCATTGCGTGGAGAGCACCAGAGCTTATCGACGATGCGCCTAACGCGGCACATTCAGTCCTGTGGATGCATGATACTGATGCAGGAGACCGGCTTACGCCAGATAGAGCAGCAAAGTTTGAGAATATCGTCGTCTTAACTAACTGGCATAAGGAATACATGCTTGAGAAGTATCCATTCCTTGAATCAGAGAAGTTGATCGTTATTCCTAACGGGGTAGATCTCAGCCTCTTTGGTGGATCTATTGAGAAGAATCAAAAGAAGGTTATCTACTCTTCTTCTCCAGACCGTGGGCTAGATTACATCTTAGAACATATCTGGCCAAGTGTTATAGAACAAGAGCCGGAGGCTGAGCTCCATATTTACTACGGTTGGAATAACCTGGATAGGTATATCCCCACATTCCCTCAGCTTCAAGAATTTAAGAATAAGGTAATGGACCTCTTAGCAAAGTCCAAGAATGTTGTTCAACATGGGAGAATATCACAAAGTAAGCTCGCTAAAGAGATGATGTCAGCCAGTATCTGGCTATATCCTACATACTTCACAGAGACATACTGTATCACAGCTATAGAGGCACAACTCGCTGGCTGCTGGCCTATCACTAATGATCTAGCAGCTCTTGCTGAAACAGTCAAGAGTGGAGACATCATCCGTAATAGTGACCTCTCTGCTCCGGATACAGTTAATCAGTATATCGATTATGTAGTTAAAGCTCTCAGAAGTAAAAGCTCAGAGAGCTCTGTTCAACTTATCAAGGATAGAGCCCCTGCTCACAGCTGGGATGAAGTAGCTTATAGGTGGATTAAGAAGTGGCTGGAATCAGACTCAGACATAGAATCCTCAGATCTGTCGTTTATACAATCCAGCACTTCAGGGCCTATAGTGTTCCATTGATCTGTAATACCTGTAAGGTAACACACTTCTTTAAGGTTTACCATTTGAATCTGGACGAAGATGGGATGGTTATCGTTTCACCTACAGTACTCGAAAGACTTAAAGAAGTAGGACTACCAGAACTTGAGATTCTTGGCGAGGTGAAGAATCCACAGTCTATCACTTTGAATATCCCCGGTATTTCTAACAAGTTCCATATCTTCGAGTTAGGAGCACGTAGTAGAGATGGTTAAAGCCAGTGCTACAATTGACGAGCTGATCTTTCAACAGCAAAAGATTGGTAATGAAAGAGCCGCGGCTAATGAAAAGCTTAAGAATCAGCAGCTGGAGATTCAGTCCCAGATCGATACCCTAACTCTCCATGAACGGGGAAAGAGTTTCTCTGACCATGAAATCGCGCAGCTGGCAGCTCTTCGTGAAGTCTCACCTCAGGCTGTGGCAGAGGAGCCGGTAAATGGCTAATGCACTTACTAATGTCTATAGGAACAACGTTCTTGGGGATAACGCCTTCACTAACGTACAGTTAGATGCCGATACCCTTAGAACTGGTTTTCTTGACAACGCAGATGACACCGCTGTAGTCACTGATGAAGATATTGCTGATATTCTAGCAGCTGCCAGAGTTCCAGCGACCTTCACTTCTTGGCCAGCCCTAGCTTCCAAAACGGTGGGTATTGTTGGGGTTGGGGTTTTCGATGCTGCTGATACAGTTCATACGGCTCTAACTGGTGACCAAGTTGAGCAGCTTATTATCGCTAAAGATACTGGAGTAGAGGCTACCAGTATTCTGATTGCTATCTACGATACCTTCACCTCTGGAATGCCACTAACTCCAAACGGTGGAGATGTCACAGTCCAGTGGAATGGCTCTGGAATCTTTAGCTTCTAAGGAAGGTAGTACTAGATGGCCTTCGCAATCTTCTACGAACCTGAAGACGCGTCGCAGATCGCTGGCAGCGAGCGGCATCTTCACGCTGACCCTGTGATGCGCGCGCTCGCTGCGGCGATCCTGCTGCTTCTGCTGGCGGCGTGGCCGGTCGGGGCGGTCTACCTCTCCGTCAGTTCGACCAGCCCGGCAACCCTGTTCGGCGGCACCTGGTCCGCCTTCGCCGCCGGCCGGATGCTGGAGATGTTGACCGTGCCGGTCGCTACCGGGGCCGTCAACGCGGCCGTGCCGCTCCTGTTCACGGACGGGACGGTGCAGGTCAGCGCGCTCGACCCGACTGACCCGACCGCTTACTCGCTTCTG